TGGATGCAGTTATAATCCGACTAATAGATCTACCGCCGTCCGTCAAAGGGTGCACAGTAAAAGACGAGAACGACGACTACAACATCTACATAAATGCAAGATTATCCGAGGACGGGCGCGTGGAAGCCTTTAGGCACGAAATAGATCACATAAGACTCGGCCACTTCTATGATCAGAAGACGGTCGCAGATAAAGAAAAGGAGGCAGACAGATGGCATTATTCTTCAAGAAAAAGGAAAAGCCTGTAGTTGTTCCGGATCTCGGTCCGCAGAGCACTTCCCGCAAAGAGGAGACATTCAAGGTTGCCGGCGTGAGCTTCCGCCAGGACACGCTCGCGAAGCTCGGCAAGAAGAACCCTGACTACGCGCTGAAGGCTGCGGATCTGAAGAAGAAGTACCCGACCGGATACGTATATGAGTACGTGTACAAGTCCATTGTGCCGGAGCTCGTAGCAGAACCAGAGAACGAACACGACCCGAACGCGATCGCAATCTATGCGAACGGCGAGAAGGTTGGATACGTGAAAAAGGGATCCACGTCAAGGATCCGCAACATCATGAAGGACCGTAAGGTGCTGGATATGAGGCTCGACATCAAAGGCGGGAACCGACGCGGATACTTCAGTGACATCGACAGCGTCGAGACAGACTGTGCTGATCTACGTGCTGAGCTGATTATCACGCACGAGGAAATATAGGATATAACATATAAGGAAAGGCGCCCCAGTGTGTGTAGGCCAGGGCGCCGGAAAGGTTGAAAAAGAACGCTGTGTCAGGCGATTGCTTTTTCTGTGCTCATTTTACCATAAGGAGGGCAAAATGGCAAAACCAAAGAAGACAAAAAGCGGGAATTGGTCCGTGAAGGTCTATGCGTACCAGGACGCGGACGGCAAGCAGCACTACAAGCGGATCACCGCGGACACGAAGGCCCAGTGCGAGCTACTTGCTGCACAGTTCCGCCAGGGCACGCGCAAGCCTGCCGAGGATCCGCAGAAGACGGTCGGCCAGGTAGTGGACGAATACATTGAACTCTGCCGCGTTCTGTCGCCGACAACGGTCTCTGGCTACAGGAAGATCCGCCGCACTGGGTTCCAGGATCTGATGCAGGTCCGCGTGGTAGATCTCGACGAAAAAATCCTGCAGCAGGCGGTCAATACCGAGGCAGACAGAAGGGGCCGTAGAGGCCGTATTTCAGCCAAAACGCTGGCTAATGAGTGGATGCTGATAAGTTCTGCCTTGTGGCATATTTCTCGCGTTAAATACGAGATTAGGCTGCCTAAGCGGCCTCGTAAGTTTAAGGACTACCCGGAGCCGAAGGCCGTCATGGATGCGGTCGAGGGCACGAGCATCGAGTTGCCGTGCATGCTTGCTTTGTGGCTCTCATTCAGCATGAGCGAGATACGCGGCCTGCGCTGGACGGACATCAAGGGCGACGTGATCACCATCAACCGGGTCATCGTGGACGTGGACGGCAAGCCCGTCGTAAAGGACATGGCGAAGACCGAGACCCGGAACAGGCGTCACCGACTTCCCAAGTACATCCAGCAGCTGCTGGCTGCGGCGGATCACTCCAATCAGTACCTCGTGCCGCTTAACCACGATCAGATCTACGGACGCTTCCGCACGATTATGGACAAGGCCGGCATCGACATCACGTTCCACGACCTTAGGCATCTGAATGCCAGCGTCATGCTCATGCTGAACATCCCGGAGAAGTACGCTATGGAGCGAGGCGGCTGGAAGACCCCGAACGTGATGAAGAGCGTCTACCAGCACACCTTCACCGAGGAGCGCATTGCAGTGGACGATAAGATGGACAGTTATTTCGAAACGCTCAAAAACAGGACTATTCAACAGGACTCAAGCGGTCAAACCCATTGAAATTACCACATTCCGTAGGGGTTCGATCCCCCTAGGGTCCACCAAAACGCAAAGCCTGTAACTTCAACGGTTGCGGGCTTTTTGCTTGCAATTTCAAGGGTTTCTGGCATTTTGCTCTTGTCCCCTATTTGCCCGTTTTGTTCCCTATTTTCCCGTTTGGTTCCGTCTTTTTGGACAAAAACAGGACACAAACAGGACTCTTTTTGAGCACTAAAAAACCCCGAGCGCCTGGAGGAACGCCCGGGGAAAAAGAAAGGAGGTTGTAGGTAGGAAAGTACCTATTTGCTGAGTAAGATATTGCTGAGGATCTGAGCGAGCTCTTCGCGCTTGACGTAGGACTGCGGGCGGAAGTTGCCGTCGGGATCTCCGACCATCAGCCCGGCGTCGGTCACGCGTTTGATGGCATCCTCGGCCCACGGATCCGCAGGCTTTTTAGCCAGGATCGCGAGCCAGGCACGCATGAAGAGGCTGAACTGCATCTCGCCGTTCTCCTCAAGCCATTTTGTCATATATTCGCAAAACTTTTCGTATGTCATTTCGTCCTCTATGAATGGATTTTTGATACAACCTTGGTATGTGTAGAGGGAAGTCATCCAGGAACAGCCGTCAGCCCAGTTGCCATTACCCTTGTAGCGTTTGAAGTTCTTCCAATCCTGTCCGTAGTATTCGCTTTCGGCGGTGAGGATATGTTTCTCGTCAAAGATTTGGGCTACACCTGCGACATGCCCTTCGCCCGTCTTTCCCCCTGTCCACACCATAATACCGCCCAAAGTCGGCTCTTTGGTCACTTCAAGACCTTCCCGTTTAGCTTGTGCGATAACGGCATAGGGGTAGTAGGCTTTCTTGAGGTACTGCATACCCTTCTGTCCTACTTCGTTGAACCAACCATAGATCATCACGCAATTAGGAAGCGAAGTGAGGTCTTTGTTGAGCCGTTTGGGGTTACCCTTTGCAGGGTTCACTCCCCCGTCTGCGGTATTGATATAGTATTTGTTCCCCTTTTCGGGTTTTATAATGCGTGGGTGCATAGGCTATACATTTGTGGTTACAAAACCGTAGATGATAAATGCCGCACCGGTAATTTCGTGAGTGTCGGCATCTCTCATATTAACAATTTCAACATCAAGGTCATACGCATAAGCAGTTCCATAACCTTTCATCTTGAAACTCACATAGCCAGTGCTTGCCTTATAAGTCAAAGGCATATAAACACCATCGGACACAAGGTATAAAGCAGACCCTTCGTTGTCCGTGAGGAACGAAATCAGCGTTTCCATATTGGCAACGATATTCTCATTTCTGACGGAGTTGTTATAATAAAACGGTTCGTTAGGATAGGATGTAACTCCTGCCGTGACCGCCGTTGTTACCGACGTCTGCAAAGCCTGTGCCAAGTACGGAACATCCGTGACATTGATGGATGCCGCACCACCGCCGCCACCGCCGCCGCCAGAGCCGATGGCATCTATGACGCCCTGCAGGAATGTCTCTCTTCTGGTGATGGGCGTAGGCACTTCAACATCCTGACCGCCCGCTTTTGCGAGGAAGTGTTCCTCTCTCGTGATAGGTGTTAAGGTATCCGGCATAGTATGCTCCTTTCGTTACTTCTCAACCTCGGGGTTCTGCAGTTCGGCCTGCTCCTTGTAGTAGTTCGCGCTGGAGATGCCGAGGATCACGCCGAGGAACGTGTCGATCGCAGTGATGGTTGCTGCCACCTGCTCAGGGTATGGCAGGTAGATGATGTCCTTCCAGATGGCACCCAGGGCGAGGTATAAGGTCGCCAGCGCGGGCAGGAAAAGCCGCTGGATCCATTTGAGGACGTCGTAGGTCTTGTCGCTCATTTTCATAAGTATTTCTTTCCTTTCAGTTCGTCGACCTTGTTGCGTATGTACGAGTTGCCGCCGAGCTTCTGGTAGTGCTCATACTCCTCCCAGAAGCGCTGCAGCTCCGTCTCGTCCTTGCACTCGCCGCGGCCTACTTCCGCCAGAAACGTCACGAGGAAGTTCTTGCAGTTCTCCAGATCTACGCTGTCGAGCCGCTTCAGGATCTCGTCCTGCTTTTTCTCGAAGTCCTTGAACTGGTCTTTTAGGGCTGCGTTGAGCCAGTCTTTCATTGTTTTGCCGAGGGACTTTATGCCGGCAATGATGGCGACGAGGAGCGCGAGTGCTGCTGCCGCCTGCCCGATCGTGATGTTTTCCATGGCTTACGCCTCCCGTTTAGTCCTCCGTTGCCACGTCGTTCGGTGCGCGGTATTCTTCGCTCTTGTAGACGGCTCCGTGGGAGTCGATGACGATGCAGGTCACGGAGAGCGCCTGATTGTATGCGTATGCGAGTTCCGTGTGGAACTTTTCCGTGGCGGCCGCCTGAGTGGCATAGCCGAAGATAGCCTGCGTGTCGGTGATGATGATGGTGTAGAACATTTGAAATCCTTTCTGCTTTTAGGCTATGAAAGTTACGGAAAGTTGGCAAGTATTGATTTTTCAATGAGTTTGCTTTCCGTGTTGTGGTTTGTGTAAGTTAGAGGTCTGCGGAGAAGTCAAAGTATGAGCCACTTGTGAGAATAAGCCGCCACGCTTCGTCATACCCGATATTGCTTGCCATTTGAACCGCAAGGTGGATATGTCCCGATGACGGGTCTTGCGATGTGCCGCTTGTATAAATGCTTGACACATCGTTGGAAGCGGACGATTTACCGATTTTAACATTCCCTGTCATTGTTATAGTGCAAGCCGCTCGTTTCGGGTGAATTGTGACGGGGAAGTACAGATATGTTCCGTTTGACATACCCGTGGAAATAGACAGGTTGCCGTTCGTGTACTTTACTCTTTCAAAGTAATACTGACACTTTGCCAATTCCTCTGCGTAGTTCGGTGGGGTATCGTTGGCGAGGGTGCTGACAGTGCCGACTTCTAACTTGACGGCATTGATGGTAACAGGCTTCACAACAGGAGTGATATACACCTGCCATATTGCACCGCTCCACCGAATACGCAACCTAACATTCGTTCCGCTTCCGTCAATGACCCAAGTGGCACTTGCAGGCGTGGTCGCAGGCATCGTGCCTGTTACGCTCTCTATCGTGCCATCGCTCAATAATGCCGAAAGCGTGACCGTCTTGCCTAACGGCAATTCCGAAATAGGTTGTACCAAGTCGCCATTCGCCGTTCCGTCAAGCGTGACATATCCTGTCCCGACGGAAGTGCTGACACCGCTTGCGTAGGTGCATTTCCATCTGTCAAGGTAGTATGCCGATGCGCCGACAGTTCCGCTTGCGCCCCTTTGATTAACGGTTAGGAACGGGTTGTCGAGCAGGTTCGGGTTCGTGCCGCCTGCGGCGATGTTCTTGCGTGCCTGCTCCTTTTGTCCGTCCGTGAGGGCCGCATCCGTGTACGGAATATCGACCACTTGGTCGACCTGCAGGCCTGTGTTGTCGAGGATATACGCCTCGTCTACATTGATGTAAGGCATTTCGCCCTCCTTTATGCGTTGTAATAGATCACTATCAAGCCGTCGCCGCCTTGACCGCCTGCGGAACCGCTACCGCCTGCACCGCCTGTGCCTCGGTCATAAGAATATCCTGTTGAGTCTTCAACATCTCTGCGGCCTGCGGAACAACCTCCACCGCCACCTCCACCGTGGCCTCCGTGCCCTGCTTGCGTTTCTGCTGCCTGTGCAGGTGCTACGGCGTTTGCGCCTGCGCCGCCAATAGAACGCCAGCCTGTTGTATCGCCGTCGCCTGTGCCTTCGCCTGTGAAGCCGACATTTCCGTCCGCTCCGTGAGCCGCACCGCCGCCGCCTGCGCCGCCTGTACGGTAATACCGTCTGTTTTGGCTTCCGTACTTATACGTCCAATACTTGCCGTTTTCGTATGCGCCGCCTGCATAGACCGTTCCGTCCTCGCAGATGTGCGCCTCGCCGTCCGTGGAAGTGTTGAGGTTGATGGTTCCGTAACCGCTACCAATACCGCCTGCGTTGCCTGCTTCGCCTGTTACATTGAGCGTGCAGTATGTCGTACCGTCAAGGAAGTTGACAATATCTGCAATAGGTTGCGAGCCGTCTGCTGATGTTTGGCCGCCGAGCGTAGTTGCGCCGCCTGCCGAGCCGAGTGCGCCGTTGCTTGCGCCGCCTGCTCCACCTGCGCCAATGGCCGCACCGTCGTAGTATGCAGGTAACGACACGACTTGGAACGATAAAATGTTCGGCCTCTCGCCGCCTGCACCTGCCGCTCCTCCGTTGCCGCCTGTTGCAGGCGAGCCGAGAAGGGAAGAGTCCCAACGACCGCTCACATAGTTGCCTGCCTCTCCGTCGTAGCCTGCCTGCCCACCACCTGCGCCGCCGATGAGCATTACGAGGGCTTCCTTGCCTTGCATTGCGCTCGGTATGTTGAGGCGGCCTGCGTTGGTTATGTCTGCTGCACGGAATACCCTGTAGTCGCTATACGTACTTCCATACGGCCCTGCGACCCAGTCCACAAGCACGTTCATATGGCCCTTTGTCTTGTTGCCTATAGGGAACGACTTCTTGCGGACCCAGCCTGTCCTCGCCGTGCCGAACGGATCAGTAATGTTCACAGGCGTGCCTGCTGCCAGAAGTCCGCTCGCGTCTAACTGCTCGTAGTCCACCGAAATCGGCAGTTTGTAGTAGTTGACCATTCGCTTGGCCACGTTCGCGGAATTGTGAACGCCGACCAGTTCGTTGTTTTCCAGAGCCACGATGCGTTCTGCCGCGACCGCTCCTGTGCTCCTGCTGATAACGCGCTTGGTGTGCGTGTAGGTCTGGCCCTCGAGCGTGCCGATGCCGCTTATGATCGCGTAGTTCGCGTTGCTTTCCTCGATGGTGATGGACCCTGTGGTCGTGAGGTCGTGCGCCGGTTCGCTAAAGACCACGAGCTGGCTCTGGGCCGTGACCTGTTCGTCGGTATTGTCGAACAGAGTGACCGCTTCGTCGCTCGCGAGGTCGTAGAAGCCGTGCTCCGTGACCTGCACCTCCGTCGCTGGGTACTGGTGGCCGACCGAGCCGCCCTGCAGGTAGATGACGCTCTGCGCAACCGTGGATGGCGAACCGCTGCCGAGGTAGCGGATCTGCATCACGCCTTGGTTTTCGATTACAGTCGCGCCTGTCGCCACGAGCAGTTTGCCAAGGTTGACTCGTCTGCTGGCTCTTGGCAGCCGCCCGATGACCTGCACCGAGGCGACGTCTGCCTGCACCGTGTACTGGATGCCAGAGCCTGCCATAATCTCGCTTATAATCTGGCCTGCGGTCTTGTTGTCAGCCTGTTCCCAGATGCCGCCGCCGTAGTCCTCCATCTTGTTGAGTACGCCGATGCAGTCGGTGCACGTGAACTGGACCGTCTTGCGGCTGACCTGCTTGACGTCCTCCACGTAAAAGCGGCCGATGATCTGGCCGTCTGGGTTGTTGTAGAGGTCGAGGACCGCGCCTGCGACGAAGTTGCGGTAGTCTGGAAACACGTTCTTGACCACCAGCCACTTGCCGTCGCTCGTCTGGATGGGCCGCTCGTTGATGTCCAGCAGGAAAGCGTAGCCTGTTCCGTCGCCCTGCAGGGCGCGGCTATTTACGACGAACGTCAGCGTATCGGCTGCGAGTTCGTTCCCGAACAGGGCGATGCTCTGGTCCACGTTGCCGCTCATAAACAGGCCGTCCTTGCCGTACTTGTCCGCGTTTCCGTGGAACTTGTAGAGGCCGTACTTGATATAGTTCACTCGCTACACCTCCTCAAAGGAGATGGGCGTGTCGGCATATACGCGCTCGCCGCCGAACTTGGTCGCGTACTGGACCGTCATCGACACAGGTATGGCCGTTATGGACCGAAGCGTCGGGTCGCCGTACTTGATGCTCGTGTACTCCAGTTCGACCGTTTCCTGCTCCATCATCGAGATGAGCTGCATCATCCGCGCCCTCGGCATCGGCTGCAGACGGAACGATGGGTTCCATTTGACTTTTACGAGGTCTGGTATCGTCGTGCCGTCCACCGCATCAGCCTGCGCAGGCCCGATGACCTTGGTCATTGTTTCCTCGATGTCGGTTTCCTGCTGGATGTACTCGCTGAAGTCCACCGCATTTATGTGCAATGTGAAATTGATCGCCATTTGCTCCTCCTACTCGGTAACGAACGCAGGACCGCGCTGGACCCCGACCGCCTTGAGCGGATCGTACAGGGCCTTGGCCGCGACCATACCGTCCAGTACAAGGTTGACCTGCACCGGCTGGCGGCTCGTATTGTTGTAGGTGTTGTACGTGTTCGTTGTGGTCGCCAACGGCTGCACGTGGGCCTGTCCGTTTTTCATCGTGAGCAATTCCGCGCCAGCTTCGCCGACTACGGCCGAACCGCTGGAAACGACGCCGCCCTGCGCGAGGTACGGTATCTGCGGAATGGTCGGGACCGTCACGCCGAGATAGCCGAGCACGCCGTTTGCCTTATTCGCGAGGCCGTTGACCTTTGTGATCAGTTTGTTGAAAAACCCGATTATGGTGTTGATTTTGCTCTTGATGCCGTTCACGAGGCCGTCCCAGACGCCCAGAATGGCCGTTTTGACCGTTTCAAATACGCCTTTGACCGCCTGCATCGCCGTTTCGATTTTCTGCTTTATATTGTCGAATACGGTCTTGACCTTTTCCCACGCCGCCTCCAGAATGGGCCGTATTTTGTCCCAGTTGGCCGCGATGATGGTGCCGAGCAGAATGACCGCCGCGACGACGAGTGCCATCGGGTTTGCGAGGGCGAATGCCTTAATTGCCGCACCGACGGCCTGCACCTGTGGCCAGATGGTCAGGAACGAAGTGATCGCTCCGCATATCGTCGCTATAATGCCGGCAATAGGCGAGATAGCTGCCACTACAGCCAGGATCGTGATGATCGTCTCCATCTGGCTCTGGTCGAGGTTGCCAATCCATTCGAACAGCTGCGACAGCTTCTCGATGACCGTCTCCAGGACCGGAGTGAGTGCTTCCAGGGCTTCGGCGCCTGCCTTGGCGAGTTCTGCGCCTGCCTGTGCCTTTAACTTGTCGATGGTGTCGTTGACGCCGTTGAGGCTCGTCAGCGTTTCGGTGTCCAGTATGAGGCCGAGGTTCTCCGCCTCGTCGCCGTAAGCCTTTAATGCCGCGCCGCCGTCGTCGATGATCCCTGCGAGCTGGTCTGCGGACTTGCCGAACACTTCCATCGCCAGCGTGTCGCGCTCGGTTTCGTTCGTTACGTTCGAGAGGGCCGTCAGTACCTCATAGAACACTTCGTTGCTGTTCCGCAGTTCGCCGTTCGCATCGCGGACCGCCACACCAAGTGTTTCGAAGACGGACTTGCCGAAGTCGCCATCAGCCATGCCCTTTTTCATCTTGGTCATCGCGCCGGTCATGCTCTCGACAGATACGTCTACGAGCTCGGATGCGTACTGCATCTTCTGCAGGTCGTCCGTCGTGATGCCCGTCTGCTTGGACAGCGTGTTCAGTTCGTCCGCGTTCTTGGCCGACTTCAGTGCCAGGCCGCCGATTGCAGTAAGAGCACCGCCGGCAGCCATCGACATCTTCTTGGTCTTATCGGCGACTTCCTGCGCCGCGGATCCGACCTTGTTCAGCGAGGTCTTGGCTTTCTCCAGCGTTACGGAGAAGTTGTCCGCCTCCTTGGTGGCTTTCTTGAGTTCCGCTTCGGTTTTGACAATCTCCCTGGTAAGGGCGTCATACTGTTCCTGGCCGATCTCTCCACGCGCCAGCTGATCTGCAGCCTGTTTCTGCGCTTCCTTCAGGATGTCAAGCTTTTCGCTGGTAGCGCTTACGGCATCCGCCAGGGAACGCTGTTTCTGTTCCAGCAGCTCGACGTTGCCTGGATCCAGCTTGAGCGCCTTGTTGACTTCTTTCAGTTCGCTCTGGGCAGCCTTTGCCTGGCTATTGACACCTTTTAGGGCTTTATCTAACCCTGTAGTGTCGCCGCCAATCTCAATAGTGATGCCCTTGATGTTTCCTGCCATTTAGCCAAACATCCTTTCTATGTCTTCCTGGTCAGCTTTGACCGGGTATTCTTCTTGGTCGTTTCCCTGCTCTGTAAGCAGGTCGTAGACCATCCCGATCGTCATGCCGGACAGGGCCTCGTCTGATAGCCCCAGCTCAGCACAGCGCAGCATAAAGATCGCGCCGTTCGGTTCCCGGGTGGTCTCTTTTATTTTTTTTTAGGTTTCGAGGTCGTTTTCTGCGTCTGCAGCCAGAGATCCACGACGTCATTGATAACGTTATAGACCGCGAAGCTGTCGTCCAGGCTTGCAAGCCATTCCTCGACATTGTCACCAACATCCTCGCCTGCAGCCTTCAGCATCAGCCAGGTCAGGTTCTCCAGCACCGTGGTGTCGAGATCGTTCGGATCATTGTCGTATCTGGCCTTAAAATCCCTCATACCGACGAGGAGATCCTGGCCGAACTCTTTCCGGTACTGACGCGGCAGCAGCGCGTTGCACTCGATCTGGTAGTCCTTGCCCTCGATCGTGATGGTTCTTTTCATTGTCTGCCTCCTTATCGAGAAAAAGGCGGACCCGAAGGCCCGCCGCTCTCTTCCTTACTACGTCGTAGTCGTGATCTGGACGGTCGTGAACCATGCGGTTCTGGTAGCCGTTGCAGTCGTGTCGGTCGTTCTTGCCTTGATCAGGCCCTTCTGATAGGACGGGCCGGTGACCAGCGGCAGCGCCTCGAAGTCGAAGCTCTGGGTAACAGGTTCGACGGTCTCTTCTACGGTCTGAGAGCCGATGGACGGCTTGGACGTAGGCACAACGCGGTAGAGCACGTTCAGCTCTTCTCTCTGGTCGCCCTCGATCTGGAACATCAGCGCGAAGGGCTTCGGCTGCACGCCGGTGGACTCGACCAGAAGGTTGGCGGAGTTCACGGTCATGCCGAAGACGTCCTTCATCATGTCGTCGTTGATGCGAGCCATCTCCAGGCTGCCGGTGTAGCCGTTGTTGGCGAACGTCTTGTAGTACGATACGTTGTCAGCGTAGAAGGTGCCATCAGAGCTGTTGCTGTCCAGGGTCATGCTGACTGCGCCGGGTACAGCCTTCGGAGAAGCGAAGGTATTGTTCGTTCCGTCGGTGCTTTCAGTAAGGACAGCATAGTAGACGTTTTTCAGTCCGAACCGGACCTTGTTTTCTGCCATGTTTGGCCTCCTTATAACTGGAAGACCGTCATCTGGCAGCGCTCGTCTTCCAGATACTCGGTCTCTTTGGTGTAGTAAATGCCCGCATTCCGGAAGGCTGCCTCAAACTTGGCCTCCTCATCCGGATCGCGGTTCTTGGTGTAAAGTTCGACACTGAAGCGCGGGCGCTGGTAGTAGGTGATGTTGTCGGCCGGGAACGTGTAGGTCTCGCGCTCGAAGAAGCATACAAAGGGCAGGGCGGGGGCTTCGTTGATAGGCCACTGGTAATAGACGACCTTGTCAGCGTAGCCCGTTACGCTTTCCAGAATTGTTTTCAGATCTGCGATTGTCATTTCTGGATTGCCTCCTTGATGGCTTTCTCAAACTCTCTGATGGCCCACTGTTCAGCCGGGGCGATGTGTTCGCGCCCAGCCACGCGGCCTCCATTTACTTTGGCGTGGCCGAACTCCAGCAGGTGCGTCAGCCTGTACGTCTTGTTGTTGTAGACGGTGGCCTCGGCTTTCCCGCTGCTGTTCTTGATTTTTACCCGCCAGTTGCCGGCATACTCTCCGGATCCACCGAACTGCTGCTTGGCTGAACTCGATACGCGGTCCTTGGCACCTCTTGAGACGTCTTTCGCCGCCTTCTGGATGTCTTCGTCGATCGCGCCCTTATATTCCGCCAGGATGTCGTTAATGGCTCCGGCGAGGTCGTCAGCCGTCAGATTCTGTGCCATTGTCATCCTCTGCCGGTGTAACCGGTGTCGTGTCATCCTCCGGCTCAACGCCCGGGCCGTTTGAGTCGCCCACTTTCCACTCCAGGTAAAGCTCGAGGTTGTCGCCTTCGCGGTACGTTCTGTAGATCCCGTACGTGTTCAGCGTGGTCCCCTCGTACATCTGGAGCACCTTTTCGCCCTCATAGTCAGGCGCGAACATATTTATCTTCCACTGGGCCTGCAGCCCGTGCTCGCCTGCAGCGGACCACTCCGCCCTGGTAACGCTTTCGCGCTCTCCGAGCAGGGTCCGTCTGCTGAGGCTGGCTGTCAGCTGGCCGTACTGATCCTTTGAGTAGGTTTCCTTAACCAGGTAGAACTCGATCGCCTCAGCCATCGATCTCACCCCAGTCCGTGTAGCCCGTCATAGTTTTCAGCTGCGCCAGCTTCGTGTGGTAGATCTCGCGCCACTGGTCCTTCTCGTTCAGGTTTCCGAACTGCCACTTACAATAAGCAACGACTGCGGCTTTGACCTGATCCGACGCCGGAGCACCGTCATCGCCGTACTCGATGATCACGTTCATGGCTTCCATCTCCTGAAGACAGGACGCGATCAGCATGCCAAGCTCAGTGTCGAAAGCCGTGCCGCTGATCCGCAGAGCCGTTTTTACAAGTGTGAGCATATTTAACTCCTCTATTTTGCAGGTGCCGTTTTAGGTATCGTCCGCCAGACGTCTTCGTTGATGATGAGCTGGCCGATGTGGCCGCAGCTGATCGTCGGGTCGCACCAGATCTTATAGCCAAGCTCCCGAGCCCTGATACAGAACGCGAGATCCTCGCCGAAGTTGGCCATCGGGTTGAACCATGTCTGATAGTTCAGCATTACGTCCAGCAGGACGGTCTTGCTGATCATGCAGCATCCCATTCCTACGCCGGCGACCTCGAACAGCTCGCGCTTCTCCGGAAGATTTTCATAATCCTCAAAGTATCCGCTGCCGTCCTCGTGTACGCCGAGTTCCTTATACAGAACAGGCCCGAACGGGTTGCGCCTCTTAAAGTACAGTCCTGATACGATGTCCTTGCCGTCCTCGAGATGCTTCACCATCTTCTCCAACGTGTCCGAAGGGAAGACCATGTCGCTGTCGAAAAACATCAGGGCATCGAAATTGGAAATGACCTGCTTGGCGAAATTGTTCCTGGCGTCGTAGATAAGGCTCCCGATCTGGAAGCCGATCTGGCAGTCGCCAACCTTATTCAGCGTGGCCAGGCAGCTGGCAAAATGCGCAGCGACCTGATCCATGCACGGCACTGCGATGAGTGTCTTCATTTTTCCTGCCTCCTATCTGCTTCCATTTACGAAAATACCGGCCACAGGCGGAAGCAGGCGACCTGCAGCCGGCATCTAAGCTTAACCCGCCTGGGTGGCTTACTTGGTTACCTTGACGAACGCGCCGCAGGCAACGGGCTCGATGGCAACGTACTCTCTGCCCAGGATACGGACAAGGTCGTATTCCATCTTGCTCAGGTCATCGAACTTGAAGTCGACGCCTTCGCCGTTCGGGAAGTTCGCCAGAGCGCCCTGACCGAAGTCGCCCACGATCATGTAGGGAACGCCGGTAGTGGCTGCGGTGAATGCAGTGATGTGGCTGTTCTTGATAACGGGCAGACCTTCGAACGGATCATACGCATAGGATCCATTGGCCTGGACGTTCTTGATGGCAGCCCACGTTGCCGGATGCAGAACGACGACCGGGTTGGTCGCTTCGCCGGACAGGTTGCCGATAGCGCTGGCAACGAGACCCAGGGTCAGCTGGGTAGAAGTAACCTTTGCAACGGAGACCTGGGTCGTGGTTGCGACGGTGCCGCAAGCAGCGATCTTGTCGAGCAGGTCTTCAGCGATCTTCTGCGCGATGCGGTAGGTGATCTCGTCATAGATGTAGCGCAGGAATGCTTCACCGCGCAGATCCAGAGCTTCGTCGGAGATGGAGATCCACTTCTTGAAGCTGACCGGAACCATGTTGACGATACCGAGGACGAGGTTCTCTTCTGCGGCTGCGCTGTTTGCGGCTTCGGTGTGCTTGATAGCACCATCGCCGCTGATCTCGAAGCCGACCTTCAGGTTGCCGCGGACGTAGGTCTTGCGGACCAGTCTGGTGATCTCGTTTCTTTCCCATGCGGTCTTGACGATGTCATAGACGAACTCGGGTACGGGCACGGTGCCGCTGACGTTTTCGGTCAGCAGGGCGCGGCATTCCTTGTCGCTTTCGGTCTTGATGTACTCGGCATATGCGTCGATGTACTCAGGGGTGTTTCTGATTTCCATGTTGTTCATTTTTCTCTCCTCTACGGATTCGATGTTGTTGATTACTTCAGCGTGAACGTCTTCTACGATGGCTTCGGCCTGCGCTTTGCGCTCCTCTTCGGCTGCCTTGCGTGCCTCGATCTCATCGCCGATCGCTCTCGCTTCTTCCTGGAGGCCTTCCAGCTCTTCGATGGACGCGGTCTCGATTACGCTATCGATCTCCGCGGCTCTTTCTTCGAGCGTCACGGTCTCCATGTTCTTGATTTCTTCCATGTGTCATTCCTTTCTCAGCGATTTCCGGATCTCGCTGATAAGAGCCTGTCTTTTTGCTTCTTCTTCCGCAGCTCTCTGTCTCTCCGCCTTCACTTCAGCGATAACTCCTTCGCCAAAGTTGCGAGCTGCTATATTCGTACCGGGATTTGCCGGAAGGCTTACCGCGGAAACGTCGTAAAGTTTGCCGATCCGTTTGATCGTGCGGGTAATGGTGACCATCTTGGATTCTTTGTCTTCCTGAATGTCACGGGAGTCTTCCGTAACAGTGAAGCCGAAGCTCATCTTGTTGGTGTAGCCGCCTTTGATCTCCTGATACAGCTGTCTGCCGATCTCGGTGCCGCCCAGGATCGCCCTGGTAAGCAGTCCGTGGTCGTCCGGCGTGGCCGTCAGTGTGCCGTTGCTCATACGGGCGAAGACTCTGCCTTCGTGGTTGTACTGCATGATCACGTCGCTCATGTCTGTGCCGGCAAAGGCGTCACGGTCGACCTGTTCGAACACGCGGTAGCCAGGCTCGCTCCAGAGCAGATACGGCTCATTGAAGGTGGTCGCATATCCTTCGACGATCATCTCGTCGCTGTCTTCAGTCTCGATCGCCCGGACTTCCATGTCGCGGAACTCTCTGTCGCTGTTAAGTTTCTGCTGCAGCTTTTCACTGATTTCATTCGTCGGCATTTAGGATGCCTCCTTCCTCATCGTTTTCTCGTAGGTCGTAGTATTCGCCGCGCACCGGAATGGTCTCGCCCAGGCCATCAGGCAGAGGCGGCATATTCCAGATCTCGCGCAGCTCGTCGATGGTGGCAAGGCCACGGTCCGCGAAGATAGCAGTCACGTCTGCCTTGTCCTTGTTGGTCATGTACTGCAGACGGTTGGCTGTCGCCATTACCAGAGCGCCGTTTGCCTGCTCTGTCGTGCTAAACAGCATATTGGTCAGCACATCGGACAGCTGAATCGCGAAGGGCTCGATGCTGCCCTCATAAAAAGCAGCCCAGGCATCGCCGTAGGCTTTGTTCTGCAGCACGTCTTCGTTCGTGCCAAAATATTCGAACACGTTCGTTCGGATCAGGTTCATCTGAGCCGGATCCACAACGAACGGCTTTGTCTCGATCTGTTTGATGTCTTTGTAGGTGTTCGGCCAGAGGAGAACGCCGCTCGCGCTCGAGGATTTCAGGTTCTGCTCAGTAAAGCGCTGGCGCTCTTTTGCCAGGTCTTCGTCGTTCGCAAAGTTCGACAAAGTCGCCATGAACTGATACGAGGCGGCCATCTTGACGCCTTCCTCGATCGCTTGGTTCTGGATGTCGATGAGCTTGGCCGTCGGATCCAGCGCGATGTTGCTCTCGCCGAAAAGATCGTTCCGGTACTGGAAGCGGGTCATGATGCCGACCTTGCTCAGCTGAACCGCAGCGCGGTCATTGTTGCCGAACTCCATACGCAACCATGGCTCTCCCTTATAGGCGACGACCTCGATCTTGCGGTAATAGACCGGGAAGACTCCTACGGTCTCGCCGTACTCGTTTATGACCGGCACGATAATGGCCGTGTTCATCATGTCGAGGATCGTGCTCAGCCTGTAGAGGAACTGACCCCACGTCTGGAAGCTGTTCGGGCGCCGCCTCAGCTGCGTCATCAGCTTAGGCTTCGCGCTGCCCTGGAAGACCATCTGCAGCTTGCTCACGTTCCGGGCCTTCGCATCGATGCTCGCCCGCACAAGGCTGTCCTCATAAAGTTCGCCGCCCCACGTCCTGAAGACTGGCCGGTAATCACTCAGCAGTCTAAAGGTTGTCTCTTCGCGCCTGGGCGGCGTCGTGTCGCGGCCGAAGATCTTGTCAAATAAGCCCAAGGATTTACCTCCCTGTGTTCTCAAGCCGTCCGCCGATCTCTTTCCAGTGCTTCTGTCGCACCGTAAAGGCATCCAGCAGGGCGGCCGTTCCGTCGATGTGATCGTTGGTTTGTATCTTTACCAGGCGGACCCGTTCCGTCTGGCTGTCGTGCTTCAATGCTGCGTTCAGCAGGTGAATCTTCAGCAGGTCGTTGTCGCCGATGTGGATCTTGCCGTCCCTCATCAGGCCTTCGAACTCCCTGATCGGGCTTGTAAGGTTGAAGCCCTGGAACACGTCGTCAGTGTGGAAGCCGTATGCCTCCATCTCCTGCACCAGGTACTGTGCGCTGTAACGGTCATAACCGACCTGCAGCGGGTAGATTTTCCAGCGCTCCACCAGCTCACAGCACCAGTTGTACACGTCGTGGTAGTCCACGAAGTTCTCGCCGGACAGTTTCAGCAGACCGCGCTGCACATAGATGTCGTACGGCAGGCCGTCCCTGGCGATGGCTTCCTCGAGCTTCGCGCCTGGCATAAAGAACTTCGCCAGCACGTACAGCTCGCCGTCCTTCTGAATCACGGCCGTGCAGGCCGACAGATCCGTCGTGCGGGAAAGGTCGATTCCAATGACGGCGTAGTGGTCCTTGAACGACTCCATGCTCGGCAGCGGATCCGCGGAGGCTCGCTCGACTGCTACGGCAGGCAGCCAGGCAAGTGAGCTGTGCTGCTTCACGCAGCAATACTTCGTCATGAACTCAGCCTTCTTGCTGAGAGATCCTTCCGCTACGGCAATCTCTTCCAGCATGAAGTCCACCGGAACGGACACGCCGAGGTTCGGGTTGCTTTTGCGCAGCTCGTTGATGTCGTTCCACTTCTCCGGGTCGTCCACGACATATAAAAAGGGCAGCAGTTTCTTCTCTTTGCTGTTGCCCAGTAGGAAGCGAGTGGATCTCGCCAGGAGCTCGTCGTATATACCGCCGTCTACATATCCGGCCGTTGTACAGCTCAGCATGATGGCGTCGCCTCTTGCGCCCATGCCGCTCTTCATGACTTCGTACTGCTTCAGGCCGTTGTCGCCTTGCCAGCTCGCGACCTCGTCGCAGATGCATAAGCTCGGGTTGAAGCCGTCGGACTTCTTGGCGCTGAATGCAATCTTTTTGACCGTGCCGTTGTTGGCTGGCAAATACAGGTCCGTCATCCGGTGCCTTGCCAGCTCCGGGTCGTCCTTCGCCGACTTACTTTTCTTGGCGGCCTCTAAGGTGTCACGCCGCTGCTGCCATTCCGGATCCAGCAGTACCTGCTGCCACAGGTTGTTGTATATGATGTCAGCCTGGTCGAGCTTCGGCGCGATCGTGAAAATCTTCGCACCGTACCCGCCGGCAACCCACCACATATACTTGGCGATGGCGGATGCCAGAGCGCTCTTGCCCTGCTTGCGTCCGATAACAAGCAGGATCTCGGCGAACTGCCGCTGCCCATCCTCGCGTACCAGGCCGAAGATGCAGCTGATCAGCGCCTTCTGCCAGAGCGCGAGCTTCAGCGGACCCGGCGCGAGCGGGCCTTCTACATGAAAGCAGTGCGACTCGATCCAGTTGACCGCGTCGTTCGCCTTCTTCTGGTCAAAATAAAACAGCTGCGCCTCGATCCCGTTCACGATATATTCGTAAACCGCCAGAATCCACTGGCCAACCGTCTCAGATCCGTTCTTTATTGCCTGGTAGTAAGCCAGGATCCAGTTCAAGTCTTGGCAAGTCCTGCTCACTTCCAACCAACTCCCATCAGATCATGACCACCCCGACCTAACTCCTGCCAAGTCAGAACAAGTCGCTATATATTTTTCTTATC